AGCTAGACCCTGCTAGTGCTACAAGCTTTGCTCGCCTAATTCCAAAGACCTTCATGTACCAAAGCACTTGTGCTCGGTAAGACTGTGGCACTTGTGTCCAGTAGTCGCGAGAGAACTTAACCTCGATGATGCCCCAGTTGCCATCAGCGTCTTTGTAAAGTCCGTCAAGGTTTGCTCTGGCCCAGTCGTAAGTCTTGTTGGCCCAAGTGCCTGTTTCGTAGATCTCCAACTCAGGGTGCTCATCTGCAAACAGTTCCAAGATAGGTGACTCAAGTTTTGTGCCGAGCTTCATGCTCATGTTGGGTTCGACTTCATCAGGAATCTGTCCTGTCTTTTTAGCCCACTTAGTTATGGCTGATTCCCAAGTGCTTAGACCGGCGATAGCAGCGATGTCTGAGCCACCGACTGCACCTGGTTCGTTGCGTAGTGAGTGCCACTCAGGTGAGCCGTTGGCAAAGTCACCTAGCAGGACTGCATCGTGCAACTCGTTTATCTCGGTTGGTAGCTTAGAAACTGGCAAGGTTTCCCTCTCTTTCCTTGTCGGCAAGCCCACGCTAACTCTCTCGGCGTGGGTTTGCTATTTATCTTGAGATTACTCTAGGGTGACCCTATGACATCAAGACAGCTCGAAAGAAAATACATTGAATTGCAACACGCCATAACTGAAAATGGGGGTGTTCAATGTAGCCAGCTACCTGAGTGCTTTTTCCCAGAGGATGAGCCAGATCTCTACCTGCGTAAAAAGCTGATTGCCGTAGCTAAGGAAGTCTGCAACGACTGTCCGGTCAGACTAAGGTGCTTTGACTATGCCCTATCAGCAGGGATGGTAGGCATCTGGGGTGGCACTACCGCTGAGGAACGCTCGAAGCTTAGGTCTTAGCTTTTCTTGTCTGTCTTTTCGGCAATCTTGCCAAAGGACTTGTTGATCTCATCAGCGTCAATCTGACCATCAGCCAGGTATGAGCGTGAGAGCTCCTGAGCTACATCGATGATTCCAGCGAAGGCTGCCATTGCTACTGCCTGAGCTACCTCAAGACCAATAACTGCTCCACCGACAAAGATGCCTGTGACCTTCAAGATGATTACAGCTAGGGTTCTGCGTGCGATGTCTAACCACATAGGTCAGTCCTTTCGTAGGGGGTAAGTTGCTGCCCAAATAGCGATGGTGATAAGGATGGCCCAACCGACAAAGTCTTTAGCTGTGCCCTCAAGTACGACCCAAGCGATGCCTAAGCCCAGAATTGTCCAAGCTTGATCTAGTTGGTCTTTGATAAACTTCAAGGTTTCCTACCTGCTAGAGCGACCTGGGTGACGATTACAGACGCAACAATTACTTGCTGTGCCTGTTCTCGTACTTCTGGACTTAGATCCGACCCGATTGAGCGTAGGTTATCTACAAGTTTACCGACAGCTTCTAACGCTAGTTCGATGCTTATTGTTTCCTCTGGCAACTCAGGCTCAGGTGTAGGTTCACTCGGAATTGTCGGCTCTGTGGGGCTCGTAGGGGGCTCGGTGGGCTCTGGGGTAGGTGTTATGACCTCTGGGGGCTTTGTCGGCTCTACAGGCCTCACAGGGCTTGTAGGACTAGGCTCTGGTTCTGGCGTAGGTGTGGTGGTTGGTTCAGGGGTAGGTTCTGGGGTAGGTTCTGGGGCTATGGGAGCCACCGGAGCCACAGGCTCAGGCTCTCTGACAACTTCCTCAGTGCGAGCCACATCCTCTGTGCGTACAACTGTTTCGGTGCGTTCAACATCATCGGTCCTTACTGTCGTTTCAGTTTCCGGTACAGCTTCAGGGCTAGGAGTGGGACTGATAGGACCAGGAGCAAGATAACCAGGATGGTAAAGCAAAGCAGGATCCAGCTCAGTGCCGTCACTAGATACAACGCCAACAAAAGTGGTGAGCTGACCAGCATAGCCACCCTCGCAAAAGTGCTGGGGAATGTTGCCTTTATCCAAGAAGTAGTTGTTTTCATTTTCCCATCCAACTGTAAAGGTTTGCTGAGTGCCAGTCGAGTCGGCACAAGTGATGGTTGCCCAAGCTTGAGCACCATAGGCAGGGGTAGGCTGCCAGATCATAAAGAATAAAAAAAAGCCTACAAGCATGACTCGTAGGCTTTTAGTTTTGGCTAAGTTATTTAGCAAGTTTCGGTTGCACCTTTGGGGGTTTAGGGGCTTTGACTACTGGGATTGGCTCGTGAACTGGGGCAGGTAGTGTTTCACCTGTGTCTGCAATCGCTGGTGCGATGGTCTGGGCTAGATCCCACTTGTCAATGACATTGAAAACAAACTTCATTGGGTCTACAAAGCCTGAGCCGTCAAGTGTCCAGCGGTGAACCTTGCCCTTGCAGATTTCAAAGTGTAAGTGTCTGCCAGCGGATGCACCAGTGTTTCCCATGATGCCTAGCTTGGTTCCAGCGGTGACCTTTTGACCCTTTACAACCTTGAGGCTGTTCTCGACCATGTGTGCATAGCGAGCTACATACCACTTGCCGTCAATCTTTGAGCGAATGTCAACATACCAACCGACACCACCAAGTGAGCCGTCAGCGTTCTTTAGTTTTGAGGTTCCAGCTGCAATGACTCGACCATCGTGCCAAGCCTCAATCCAAATCTTTGGCTTAGGCCCCCACAAATCTGTCCCATTGTGACTCTTACGGATTTTCTCTATAGGGTGTATGCGAATCCCCATTGGACTGGTCACCTTCCAGTCTTTACCTTTTTTGCCGTCTAGCGGAAACTGTGGCCTTGTGCTCATTTTTGTCCTATCAGTCTTTGTGTCTAGTTTACCGATAAAATAAAAGCTAAGACCCCTGCGTTGCTGACAACAACCAGGGGCGTGAGCAGACTGAAAAGGAGTCCACTATGACTGAGTATAAGACTTGCACCTACTGCAAGCAAACTAAGCCACTTGCCGATTACTACATTGACACAAACACCGGCAGGGAAAAGTCAAGGTGCAAGCCATGTGTAAATCTATGTTCAAACATAAGCAGGCAAAAAGACCCTGATAAATACAGAAAACAAAACCTTGCCTATTACTACAAAAACAAAGACAAGCTAAATCAACAAAGGCGAGCCAAATGGCCTGAGCTATACAAGTCCAAGATTGAATACCACAAGCAAAAAGGCAAAAAGTACCGAGCTGAAAACCCAGACAAGATAAATGGAATAGCTCGTAGAAAGCGAGCTAAGAAGCGAGCAAATGGTTGGGAGAGATACACCGAAGCTCAAGTGCTAGAGCTGCATGGTGCCGTGTGTCACATTTGCGGTGGTCCAATAGATCTAACCCTAAACCGAAAGATTGGCACTGAGGGTTGGGAGATGTCACTTCACATTGACCATGTAATCCCTATCTCAAAGGGTGGACCTGACAAGTTATCTAATGTCAAGCCAAGTCATGGCAAGTGCAATCTAAAGAAAAGGGCTACCTTACTAGGAAGCTAACTAGGGCAGCAATCAGTCCTGTGATCCCAGCGGTCAAACCTGTGTAAGCAATCTTTTCAATCCAAGCCAGGCGAGCAAGTGTCAGCTCTACCTCTCTCAAGCGTGCCGGAACCTCGTCTAAGTGGTCCAGCTTCTCAAGGATCTTGACAAGGGTTTCTCCATGCTCAAGTTGCTTGGCGTAAATTGCTTGCTGGGTAATGCGTACCCCAGTTGTTTCCTCAGCCATTATGCTTCAGGGTCCGAGAAGTCTTGAAGCTCCCAAGCTGTTTCTGCTTCGTTCCAAGAATAGGTGAAGCCGTCAGTTGGGTGTGGTGTTGGTGATTCCCATTGGCAGGTTTCTTCTACTAGCTGCCAGCTAGGGTATGGCTTTGGTGGAATGAAAGCGTCACGCTCAGCGTCATAGGTGAAGCCAATGCCTGCGTAGTTTTTTCTTATGTTTCCGTTATAGCTTGTTCTCTTGCAGGTCTGTCCCCGAAAGTTGCCGTACCAAGTTTCAGTATCAAGGCCTTCGATAAGTTCAGTTTCTTCAATGCCTGTAATAACTTCTGTGACAATGTTGTTCTCATCTAAAAATGCGTAGTGTGCCATTATGCTGCCCAACTTACATTGCCAGTTCCAGCGGTAATTGTGGTCACTTTATCGGAGCCTGTTGTTGTGGTAGAGCCAGTTAGACCAGCACCCACTGTAATTGTCAGTGTGTTTGGGTAGCGCAAAATTACTACACCCGAACCGCCGTTTGCTCCCGAAGTTGTGAATCCATTTCTTCCACCAGAACCACCTCCACCGCCACCAGTGTTAGCTGTACCAGCAGTAGGTACTAATCTTCCACCGTCTCCACCACCACCAGCACCACCAACTCCAGCAGCAGCACCTGGAACGTTGTTTGAACCACCACCACCGCCACCGCCAGCACGAGTTATAGCTGTTCCAGTAATGCTAGATGATAAACCAGCTCCACCATCGGGTTGGCTTGTACCAGCGACACCAGCAGCATTAGCACCTCCACCGCCACCACCTCTAAATGGGCTGCTAGAGACTCCGTTTCCACCATTATTTCCTTGACCGACTGTCCCAGTTCCTGCGGCGGCAACTGATGCTTCACCACCACCACCACCACCAGAGCCACCGTTGCCACCAGCGGCTAATATACCAGCACCAAAACCACCGCCAGAAGAAGTGATTGTGCTAAAAATAGAATCGCTGCCTGTACTACCTTCTGAATTAGGGCCTGCACCGCCATTACCCCCAGCACCAACTGTGACTGAGTAAACTGTGTTAGTGAATAAGCCAAAGGCTGTTTGAGTTCTGTATCCACCAGCACCACCACCACCAGCAGACCTGTCACCACCGTTGCTTCCAGAACCACCGCCACCGCCACCAGCGATTACTAAGTAATCAGCAACAAAAGCTACCCCACCAGCCCCAGCAGCACTAAAAATACCTAACGCTGAGAGAGTCATTAGACCGCCGTTGCGTTACCAATAATGCGGTAAGAGTTAGTACCCACACAGACAACAGATACAGCGTCATAACGCTGACCAATGCGGTAAGCGGTTCCAGCGGTTCCTCGACCTGCAAGGCTAACGACTGTGCCATCCCTGGTGATCGTGACTGTTCCGGCACCATCCTGCAAGATGTCTACACGCTCGCCAGCCTGGAAAGCTGTGGCAGTTCCGATGCTGACTGTGGTGTTAGAGGCAGAGTCAAACTCTAGGATTTTGTAGCGGTCAGAGGTCAGCACTGTGTAAGTAGTAGCGGTAGAGGCTGTTAGCGTCACCTCGTTGCTGAGGTATAAGTTCACATCGGCAGCAGCTAGGACTTCACCAGCGGTAAAGGTTTTTCTTGGCATTGGGTTCCTTATGTTCTCGTTTTAGTTTACTACTCGTAGGCAAGGCGGTCATCGTCTAGGACACCCAAAACAGCGTTGTCCAGGATGAAGATGGCAAAGTCAAGGCGTTCTAGGGCAAAGGTAATGTTCTTGCTGTTTGCTGACCAGTCATGGCTAATTCCGATGATCCTGACATACTGCTCGATAGCCGGTGGGATGTCAGAAGGCTCAAAGCGAACCTGCACAATGTCACCAATCTCAAGCTCTAGGACTGCATCCTGGTTAGGGGTTGTCAGCGTGTCCATTACTACTGTCACAGCCTCAAAGCGGTACTGAGGTTCTTTGAATCTGGCAAGTAGGTAATCTGCCAAGAACTGCAACTCAGACTGGCTCGCGACAAGCAGGTTGCTCTGTGAGTAGCTTCGAGGACCATAAACAGTCTGCGACTCAGTATCTGCAGCCGAGGCCTCGAGGACAGGGCTACCGGCGTTGCTGATAAGGATGCGGTTGTAAAGGTTCTCAGATCCATAGACATTGTTTACGCTGGCAAACTGGATGCCCTGGTAAACACCAGCAACGACCTCATCGGTAAAGACTAGATTGGGCGTGTTAGGTACAGAGTTTCGCTCGCGGAATACGACCTTGCCATCCTTGCCAATAAACAAGTCACCGAACTCAGAGTTGCTTACGAGTTGCAGATATTCAAGCACCGAGGTTCCCTCAGCTACAAGGGCTCCCAGCATTGTTGAGTTGCCGGTGTCAATCTCTCTTTCGGCTGCTGGCCAGTCAACCTCGGGTCTGTCAAGCACAGCGTTCACGCGAGCACCTGAGAGCTGGGCATTAGGGGTAAACTCCTCAAGCCCCGAGTTAGTCAAAGTTGAGAAGGCATCAGATACATCTATGCGAACCTGTGACCGGTTGCTTGGTGCGTAAACAATGTCAAAGTCATCTATGGCACCGATAAAGACTGGCTGGTCATTGCAGGTAATTCTTACAGTTCGGCGAGGGATGAGCTGACCGAAGTAAGGGCCGTTGGGATACAAGGGGTCAAAGTGTCGGTCTGAGTTGTCAACAACAATGCTCGAGGTTCCAGCGTCAATACGATCTAGTGCCTGGTTCTTACCGCGAGCTGTGCTTGTAGCAATGAGTCTGTCGGAGATGTCAAAGTATCTCTCGCCACCGAGGGTAAAGCTTGTGTTGTCTAGGACACCTTTGATTGCGTCATCGAGGACAAAGGCAAAGGGGTCTGCCTGACCAAGGTTTAGACCTAGTTCAACTTTGACTGCTGGGGCTGGCATTACGCTCCCACAAAGACAGCACCAGAAGTACGCTCGTAGGACTTAATAGCCTCAA